GCTTCATGGGCAAGGAATGGGATGGTGGCGACATTGCTTTCCGCAAAGAGACTTGGGAGCTATGTCATGAATTATTGTTGCCTGGCGGACATTTGTTGGCGTTTGCGGCAACAAAGAATTATCATAGAATGGCAGTAGCGATTGAAGATGCAGGATTTGAAATCCGTGATCAAATAGGGTGGGTCTACGCAACCGGATTCCCCAAATCACATGATATTAGTAAGGATATTGATAAAATGTCGGGAATTGGGAGAGAAAATAAATTTGAAGGTCTAGGTAGAGGATATTCTGGTCCATCAGGAAATAAACGTTGTGAAATCTGCAATAAATGGTTGGTTAGTGGCAATCCATGTAGATGTCCTCGACCACAAGACAAATCACAATCCGAATATGCTAAAAAATGGGAAGGTTGGGGAACTGCACTCAAGCCAGCATGGGAGCCTATTTGTGTTGCTCGCAAGGCATTGGAAGAAAATACAATTGCTAAGAACGTTCTTAAGTATGGAACAGGTGGATTGAATATAGATGATTGTAGAATTTCAACAGATGAAATGATAACTAACCATTCTAGAGGTGTTGAATCGTCAAAAAGTAAAGGTATATATGGTGATAGTAAACAACAGGAAACTCACCAAACAGAAGGGCAAAGCCTTGGTCGTTGGCCCGCCAATGTGATTCATGATGGATCAGATGAAGTGATTGATGCATTTCCTATTTCCAATAGTACAAGGATTAATAATCCAAACAATAATATCGGAAAAGGAAATCATGATGCAACATCTTTTTCATTGGCTGCTGAACGCGAATATATTGATTATCGTGATTCTGGTTCTGCCGCTCGTTTCTTTTATTCTGCCAAAGCGTCTAAGGAAGAACGTAATGGATCAAAGCACCCAACTGTCAAGCCAGTAGCTTTGATGCGCTATCTCGTTCGTCTGGTTACACCTAAAGATGGTATTGTGCTTGATCCGTTTTGTGGAACAGGAACAACACTAGAGGCCGCATATCTGGAAGATATTCAATCTATTGGTATTGAACGTGATCCAGAATATGCACAAGATATTCGAAAGCGCATGTCTAAATTTGCAGGAGCATTGTTCTAATGTCAGATAATCCATTCGATACACAACATGAAAATTGGTTCCTAAGGTTTTGTAGAAGATTTATTCTAGCCATCTTGCTATTGGTGGCATCTATGTGTATAATACTGTTGGCTGCTAATGTTTCACATGCTCATGGCTATGCAATGTGGTTCAATCAGCCATACTATGTATCGAAGAGTGGGATACATTGCTGTGGGCCGGATGATTATAAGTATCTAGAAGAGTGGCACGCTACTGTCGTGGAAGATGAATTTGGTTATACGGTAGATGTACCGAAGCGTAAACAGATGGTTGATAATGAATTTGGTGGGCCGGTCGAAATTGAATGGCCAGCCGATCATCATTATTTTTCGAAGAAAGAAGACTATAAACACGGTCTCTACTTCACCGAAGACCCTGACAATAAATATGTACTATGCCTATATGGAGGCAAAATTAAATGTTTGGCAGTACCAAGAAAAACTGGAATATAAAGATTGAAACGAGTATATTTCGATTGGAAATTTTGGATACCGCTTACAATCGAGATTTGATCCATGATTTAAAAGGTGTAATGGGTCTTGATCCACAAGAAGAGTATATAAAAATCATACTAACAGAAATCGAAAAACAACTAAGAGAATATAAGGAATAATAAAAATGGACTTTCTAAAAACAATCCTAAAACAAGCAGATAACGAATATGCATCAATCGCTGAAGATGGAATTGCCGCAGGTGATATCATTGGTTGGGTGGATACTGGAGCTTACACTCTCAATGCGTTATTATCTGGTAGCATTTATGGTGGACTACCATCCAATAAAATTACTGCTTTAGCGGGTGAGCCATCAACTGGTAAGACTTTCATTGCAATCGCAACAATCAAGCAATTTCTGGATTCCGATCCGAAAGCTAGAGTTGCATGTTTCTTGACAGAATCAGACATTTCAAAGGATGTTCTCGTTGCTCGTGGTGTTGATGTATCACGTGTAGCTATTTTTCCAGTTGAAACTGTGGAAGAATTCAGAACACAATTGATGCGTGTTGCTGTTGCATATGAAGCTTTGGATGAAGAGGATCGTCCTCCATTTTTCTGTCTTCTTGATTCGCTTGGTATGCTTTCGACTGCCAAAGAAATGGCAGATATTGAAAGCGGTTCCGATAAGCGAGACATGACAAGAGCCGCTTTGACCAAGGGTGCTTTCAGAGCTTTGACTCTTAAGCTTGGTAAAGTAAATATTCCTCTTTTAATGACAAACCACGTATATGATGTTGTCGGTGCCTATATTCCAACAAAGAAAATGGGAGGAGGAAGCGGACCCGTCTACTCTGCATCCCAAGTTGTCTTTCTTTCGAAAAAGCGCGCAAAAGACGGGGAAGGTAAAGACGCGGAGCACATTGGTTCTATTATTACCTGTGTTCTTGAAAAATCACGTTTCACCATTGAACGCAAAAAAGTCGAAATTCTCCTCCGATTTGACTCTGGACTATCCCGATTTTATGGACTTCTTGATTTGGCTGAAAAATTCGGGATTGTCGTAAAGAAAAAGAGTGACAAGGATGCCCGCAAGACAGTCTGGGCATTCCCTGGTGGTGTTGAGGCGACTTCAGAGAAAGAGGTTTATGAGAAACCAGAAACCTATTTTACCAAGGAAGTGCTTGACTCCATTGATGAAAAATGTAAAGATGAATTCTTGTACGGCAACACAAGCCTCACTGATCTGAAGGAGGAGGAAGTTCCCGTAACCAACAAGAAAAAATAAGGGACTTCTATGACGACTAGAATTGAAACGACAATTCTTCGTAATTTGATTGATGATGAAAACTATGCTCGCAAAGTATTGCCTTATCTGAAAGCTGATTATTTTCGAAACGAATCAGATAAGGCAATCTTTGTCCAAGCAACTGAGTTTTATAGAACGTACAATAAGAAACCAACCATTGAAACTCTCAAGATCGACCTGAATAATAACAAGAAGATAACGGGTCCAGTCTTAAAGGATGCAGACGCAATCCTGGAGAGTTTCAAGTCTTCTCAGACTGCACCAGACTTAAATTGGTTGGTTGATCGGACAGAAACTTTCTGTAAAGACGAGGCAATTTTTATTGCCATGATGAAGTCTATTGAGATTGCAGAAGGTAAGACAAAATTCGATAAAGGTATGATCCCCGAGTTATTGAAGGAGGCTCTTGCAGTCACCTTCGATCCTAGGGTTGGACATGACTATATTGATGAGTCTGACGAACGTTTCACCTATTATACAAACGTGGAAGAGAAGCTTCCATTCGATCTAGCTATAATGAACAAGCTGACGAATGGTGGTGTTGCAAACAAGACTCTCAATATGCTTCTTGGTGGCATTCATGCCGGCAAGACTTTAAATCTGTGTTCGTTCGCAGCATCATATCTCCTACAAGGAAAGAACGTTCTCTATATCACACTTGAAATGTCTGACAAGGAAATTGGCAGACGTATCGACGCTAATTTGCTGGATATTCCGATTGCTGATTTGGGAATATCTTCGAAGAATTTCTTCGATTCAAAAATTGGTCTTTTGAAGGCAAAGACGACAGGCAAGCTCAAGATCAAGGAATACCCAACGGGTGGAGCCAACGTCAATAATTTCCGTGGTCTGCTCAATGACCTTAACTTAAAGGGGAACTTTCAACCAGATGTTATCATCATTGATTACCTTAATCTATGCACATCCGTTAGATTTAAGTCTGGCGATCATAATTCTTACACTCTTGTTAAGTCGATTGCGGAAGAGGTTCGAGGTTTGGCGATTGAACAGGACGTACCGATCTGGTCTGCGACACAAATGACCCGTTCGGGTATGTCAAGCTCTGATCCAGAAATGACAGATACCTCAGAGTCCATTGGTCTTCCGGCCGTCGCTGACTTAATGTGGGCAATCTATCGAAATGAAGACTTGGATAAACAGAATCAGTTGATGTTCAAACAATTGAAGAACAGATACCACGATATGTCGGTAATGGGTAAGTTTATTGTTGGACTTGATCGTGTTAAGATGCGTTTGCATGAAGTGGTTGACAAGAGCGCCACTATCATTCAAGACCCTAGCAATGTCGTTCCAATGTCTATGTCAAAGCCGAAACTAAGTACAGTACCAGAAAAAAAGGTTGTGTGGAATGTCGATGAATAGCTATCAAACGATGACTACCAATAATTTGAAATTTGGTATTAAGGAACAATCTACGAATTTCTTCGTAGCGGTTTCCTTGTTCCCAGATGATTGTAAGAAGTATACCAAGAAACTAAATAAAGGAACAGGTTTCAATGGGAACACCCCTAGGTTTTTCTGTGACCCACCATTGAATTTGGATAAATAGTGCCAATACTCTCTCAAAGGACGATCAATAAGAGAATACGTAAAGCCTTTGATGGATTAGGAAATACAGTCATTGAACCGAAGAAATTGGCTATAGAATTAAGAAAATTATTTA